AGCCTTGGCTGATGGCGATAGATTGAGATCCGGTGGTGGCATTTTCAATGAACATCACCCGACTAACAGTATTAGGGGCAATCGTTAGGGTTCTTGTCGCGCTCAGGGTCGCTGAAGAGGTTACCTTGAAATACATTGCCCGTGCTGGGTCAGCTGCACCATCAGCTACCGTTGTGGTCGCATTAGCATTTGATGCAAAGCAATCTTGCGTTCCGTAGCCTAAAGCTTCCCCAATCAATTCAAGGTTGGTATTGGTGGAGGTGCCCCACGTTCCCGATTCATCGCCTGTTGCGATTTCTTTTAATCGAAGGTCGTTTACATAAGTTGCCATGTTTGTTCCTCTTAGCTTGTTAACAGCAAAACTATGCTGCTATATCTGTCCAATTTGGTGTTTGTGATGCACTAATCTCTGACCAGTTTGGTGTCTGAGATGTGACGACAACGCTCCAGACGTTTACCCCGCCGGTGGATACAGTGACCGATGCGCCTGTAACTCCTACGGATACGCCGCCGCCAGCGGTTTCTGTGGTATTGCCTGCGGTTGAAGCGACAGAGTTTCCGGCGACAGTAACGGTAACCCCTGTCCCCTCTACAATGGTAACGCTACCAACAGAAGAAGTACCCGCCAAACCTGTAACGGTTACGGTGACTCCAGCGCCTTCTACAACAGTGACTGATCCGAGAGAGCCGGTGAGTCCTGTAAACGCTACATCTTCGCCCCAGCCGCTATTTCCCCAGCCTTGGGTAATGCTGTTCCAGCCCTCAAGAGCAACATTGACATCAGCCACGCTCAGGCAATCCTGATAATCGCACTACTCGAATCAGCGGTTGGGAAAGTAATGGTAAAATCCCCACTGGATGAAGCTTTATCAGAGCCAAAATTCAGCACTAAAACTGCCCTATTTGCCGATCCTCCCGCAGTGGAAGAATTATAAATCACCGCTCCTCTGGCAGTAACGCTGGAACTTGTCCAAGTTACATCAGAAAAGTCTGTCAAAGCAGTGGTACTGGAGGTCGTCGGTGTAACATTGGTGAGCGCCTCTCCCCCCGCACTATACCCAGTGCCGCTGGATTCATTGGTGCTGCTATAGGCAGTGGTGGCTGCCCCCAGAGATGCGCTGCTCGTATATAGGGCAATCTTAAACGAATTGCCAGATCCCGTAGTGGTGGTTGTGCCGCCGCCACTACCGCTAGTAAAGTTGTGTATGCCTTGCAATAGTTCCTTCTTGAAACTCGTACAGACAGCTTGTGTAATCGCCATTACATTTTCCTCAAAATTTCTGCCATATCAAAATATTCAGACTGCTCAAGCTCAGCAATCGTTGTTGTCTTGCTGCTTTTGATCGCCTCTTCCATGTAATACTTTATTGTACGGAACACATCTACCTTAAAGGCGTTTGCCTGCTCCGCAATAGCCGGATGGCTTTGGGAGCCAACGCTGACAATAGTGTTCGTGGCTCTTTCAGCCCAGTGGTCTATTGAAAGGCCGGTATTGTTCGTTGTTACCACGGTAACATTTCCGGCTTCAGATTTAGAAAACTCGATCATTACATCCTCGGTTGCCTGACAGAGCCAGACCTATAACTATCTGTGGTGTCGTAGCCTTCTCCCAGTGCTTTAAGCTTAGCTAGAGCATCCTCGTATCTCAATGCATAAAGTTGCAGCAGGTCAGGCTCTCCCTTCAGGAAGGTGTAAGCCTCAACCAAGCAACCATACAATAAGGTGCTTTCCGCATTATCTCCCAACCAGCTTGTACCTGACGATGCAGTTGTAATTGATTCCGGCTTGTAAAAATAATGAAGCTCTGCCGTTAGACTAGCATTGGGGGTTGGTGCCAGAATAAAGTTTTCTGCATCAAACAATCCATAATACTTTGGTATCCCGGTCGTTGAGCTAGACGGGTAGGCTTCTCGGATAAAATTAACATCCTTAAAGAGCAAAAACTCATACCCGCTGTTATCGACAGCCAAAGAATATGGGGCCAGAAAATCTGACGGGGCTCTTAGGTAAGGGGTTCCGCTCGTCGTTGTACCAGTAGAGTTTTTCTTAAAGTCTGGAAGTTGTACGGACTTGAGTATTCTGTCTTCTGCCTGCGTAATAATGACCGGCAAATTGCTGACAAAGGTTGTCTCGGCAGTCTCTAAGTAATCTTGCAGCGCAGTTTTAAGTGTTGTGAATGTCCAAGCCATAACTTATTTGCCTTTCAAGAAAGCTGCTGACTCTTTAATAAGAACGTCTTTAACTTTCCTGCGATCTAACTCAAGGCCATGCTTACGCATTTCTTTTTCCAGCTCTACTTTAGTTAGAAGCTCAAGCTCAACCTTAGAGGGTATTTTTAGTTTAGCTGCTTTCTTTTTAGTAACCGTTTTTTTAAGAACCGGGGCAACTTTTTCTTTTGCGGCAGGCTGCATCTCAGCCAATTTTTTTTCTGCTTGCCGTTTAGTCATTGACTCAAAAACAACAATGTCGTATTCACCGTATTCGCCGTATTCGCCGTCTTTGTATTTAAAACCTATCTGATATACAGGATCTCCCGAAGAAAAATTCCCGTTTTGAAAAACTTCTAACTTTGCCATGACAAATGTTCTCCTTAGCTCGTTGTTACAGTTACCTTGCCTGCCTTTGCCTCGGCATCCAGACCAACCGTAACACTGCCGAATGCTATATCACCACCCCCTACAGGGTTCCAAGCAAAAAGTTCTCGGCTCTCAGCCTGAGATCTATCGGGTCTGGGATCTCTCACAGGTCTGGGGTCATCAACCTTAACCTTGCCCAACTGCAACTGGGGCTGGTCACGGTCAACAACATCTTTCCCGACTCGAAAACCGGTGGGTCTTTGGTTGACAATTTCCGGCACAAGGTCTTTTAGCTTGTACCTGAAGCCGGTCATGTCGCAAATACCGTAGGCGTGGTTTCCTCTAGCAAATCGGCTCAAAACTGATAGCCTCCCGGTGATATAAAGAGAGAAGCTTTGTTTCTGTCACTCTCCACAGCGAGGGTAAATTGCTCATCGTAATCGGCTTTAAGCATCTGTGCCCTAGGCGCAGATTCTGGGTACTTCATGCTAATCTGATAGGCAAGGCCGGAAACTAGGCAGGGTAAAAATCTGGCAGGGACATCCATGTTGTTGGATGCGGGACTGCCGGTATCTTCTATCTTCTGCATGTAGTAGTACGCAAAGGTGTATGTCTCTTGGCCGTCTGGAGCAGGCCAAAGATGAACGATAATTCCGTCTGGATTTTTTTCAACGTAATACTGAAGGGGCTTGCTTTGAGTCAACTTGTTAGAAAGGTGGGAGTAATCACTAATAGAGACTCTGGTCATTGACTGATCAAATTGGCTCGTTATGCTCCCAGCATCTGTCCTGATAGATGCCTCTACAATATCCAAAACATCAGCGCCAAGAGAATAGGCGGTTGTCCCAGCAGTCAAAGCTTGCGTTGTATTTCTAACCGTCCAAAGAATAAGACCCCGGTTTTGCCACTCAAGCATCAACAGGTTTAAGCTTCTTCTTGCCGTCCTGTAATCGTAGCCGCTCCTGAGTTCTGTGCCCGCCCTTTCAAAAGCCTCTTCCATTACGTCAGCAAGGTCAAGGTCAAACGTATATGTGCCGCTCGTTGCCATCTACTTTTCCTATTTCCTTTTGGATTTGGCCCCAGAACATTTCCATCTCTTGCGGGACAAATTATTAGGGGTATTAGGATTGTTTTGCTTTTTCTTCGGCAATCTTTTCTTGATTCCTAGTGAACGGGCGCAATAACTATCGCCCTTGCTAGTCCCCGGCTTAACTCTAGACCCGCCGCCTTTAGCTTTGCCAGCCTGACCGTAGCTAACCTTTTTGCCGGAAGATGTTACTTTAACCTTAGCCTTGCCCTTTGCGGGCTTCTTGCTAACCATTAACCATAACTCTTCGATACCTGCATAACGATGCTATACACATCCGCGCTAGAATGACCCACAGTAGTGAACTGTACGTCACCCGTCTTGCCGGAACCCGCGTTATTGGGGATGCCGGTAAAGTCAGTAAAGTCTATTGTGTCTGACCAGTCAGCGTTAAGCTGCCAAGCAAGCACATCAGTCGAGGCGTCGAAAAAGATCTTCACTCCCATACCGATAGTGGAGTAATAGATCTTTTGAATCGTTACGCCAGAGCAAGCAGCACCAGACATTGGGTCGCTCGATAAGCCCGAAACATCTATCTTAGTTACTGCGCTTTCACCTGAGCCATCACTGACGTTGGTAAAGCGAAATATAGCGGTCTTGCCGCCATCTTGAATCGTTTGTGTGGCTACTGCGTCAGCCATTTCTGTCTCCTTAAATAGTCAGATGGAGCCGAAGCTCCATCCAGCTAACAATCAACTACTCAAATGGAGTTGCTAGTGTGCCGTCACCATGCAAGAACGCCTCACAATGCCAAACCGCTGCACTCGTCGCTACCAATCGAATAACGCCGCCTACAAGCCAACCCTGCGCTGCTGATCCCAAGTCGATGGTATCATCATTGCTGGCATCTGGAATGAAGGTGTTATTGTCTTCCGCAGTTGCCGGATCAAAAAGCGTTGCAAAACCAGAAAACAAATCGCTGGTATTGTCCGTATTGATCTGGCCTGCGCCAGTAAAGGTCGTTCCCACTATGAAAGTGTAACTAAGACCTGCTGCCGCCGTTGGCAAAGTAACTACAATACCAGCCGCCCGATTTAAGGTATAAACCGTCCCAGAATCAGTAGACTCAACGTTGTGAGTAGCGGCTGTAATGCTGCTCACGTTGTCGTAAGAGGAAACATAACCCGTTGTGGTGATATTACCACTGGAGTCTATGTCCAGATTAGTGGTAACAACACCTGTGCCAGAAGCTTTGCTTATTTGCTCGAACCCGTTCTCAGACCTAACCGGCCCGTTAAAAGTAGAATTAGCCATTGTGTTCTCCTGTCGTGGCTGGTGTCTGAGGTTTCACGTGAAACACTCAGTCAGGATAAAAACAAAAGGGGGGCAAAGCCCCCCGAGTGTTTAGCTTGAACCGGGAGATCCGTAGATTCCCAGAGGATCGGATACGCCGAAGCTGTAACGCTCTCGCGCCTTGTAGCGCACGTTACCCGTATCGAAGTCACCGTCCATTGAAGTTTCCAGCGAAGTACGCTCGAAGTGCTTCAACCCGTTAGGTATATCAGTGATGATATAGAAGGCGTTTGTATCAGTCAGATAGTGATTAACCGCATATCCTTCAGGGATTACTCCCATGTTGCGGATAGCGTTGATATCGTTATCTGAAGTTGACACTCGCTGTGCTGTTTCAAGCAGTCGATCTGCTGTAAACATCAAAGCGGGTGGCACGATCAAACGTCTTGGCCTAGCAGCGATCAGCAAACCTCTTTCATCGGTGAAGGCAGCAATATCAATAATTGCGTTCTCCAAAGATGTTTCGTTGAGGTCAGCCGCCGTTGAAGGACGGTTGTCGTTTGTACCACCTGAAACGAGAGGGTGGCCGTCACCGCCGGTTACACCGTCACCACTTGCTGTAAACAAGTTAACACCATCACCTGATTGGTAGGAGTTGGTGAAACCGTTGTTCAGCGGGTTGACAGATTTAACCTGCTTGGTGTAAGCCATTGCCCGTGCCAGAGCCTTTGTATATCGCGCAGAAAGCGAGTCATACAAATTATCTTCTAAGGCTTCTTCCGTTATTGCGAAGCCCATAGCAATCGTTTCATGGTTGTATCGTGCCGTAAAGGACTCTTGCGCTGAATCATAAGAGATTGCAGAGCCTTCATTCTTCACAGGAGCGGCAGCAAAGCCGCTAAGCTTTACTTCCTCTTCAAAAGAGCGATCAGAGCTTTCGGTCTCATAAATGAGATCGTGCTCGTCCTCGTACTTTTCGTACTCCAAACCAAACAAGGCGTTAAGCCCCGGCAGTAGTTCCTTTAGCGTTTGTGCTCGTGAAATAGCCATTGATTATACTCCGAGCTTGGTTTCGTACGCATGACTTAAAGGCAGATAGGTCACAAGACAGTCAGTGTAAGCATCGCCTACCGTACTGCTTGGGCCATCTACGAATTCAAGAATACGCAGTGGAAGTGTGTTTGTTGTAGCAATAGAACCACCGTCTAAGGCGTTCTTGCTACGTCCGATTGCAGTTGATCCTGCTGTGTTAACTGCTGAGACGTTGTTGCCAAGACCCGTTTGGGCAATAGCTTCATCACCTTGCATTTTGAACACTAACTTAGGATCGTCAACAACATACGCCATAATATCCGAAGCCGTTGTAGAGGCAGGATATTGCTGGTTGAATGTTAATTGACTTGTAGATGGGTCAGTGTAGGAACATCCCACAAAGATACCAACCGTACCAGCAACAACAGCAGTTGTTACTGCGGCTTTTCCGACCGTGCCAGCTGCAACTAGCGCGACGAAATCGCCGTAGAAAATAGCAGTGCCGTAAGCACTAGCAATCTTCATGTGTCTAACTTTTCCAGAGTACGAACCACTAGCACTTAACGTGTTAACAGGTTCCGCCCCATTTGGGGTAGCAGAAGTAGCCATATATATGACCTCCTATGTTAAGAAACCACCCCACCCAAGGGTTAGTTTCTACCGAACGTTGTCCTCGTGCTTCTCTCAGGATCTAAGAGCGGCATGCGAGGGTCATTTTCTCTAAGATAGTTGTTGTCAACAGACTCCATTTGGTTGTCGGCCACCTGCTGGAAGTGCTTAGATCTTGCTCGCATCTTCCCTTCTGGTGCTTTGCATAAAAGCAAACCGCCAACTTCAACGTTGCCCTTGAAGCTAGAACCCATATCAGACTCCAGCATGAGTTCGGGATGATCTTCAGCCTTTACAGGCTCCCAACCTTCCCGAAACATTCTGGACGTATGTGTCCCATCTGATTGGCCTAGAATACTTGTCCTGACCCAACGAAAGACCCAGCCATCTTGCGGGGTCGGATCGGGTATTACAGAAGCAGGACTCCAAGAATCACTTGGCCTGACATCACTATCTCTTTCTTGTACATCTCTAGGGGTGCGCTCTTCAGTCATTGGTAATCTCCCAATTAAACATATTTGGCATATTGCTCGTCCGTTAACCCCAACCTCTTAGCGAGAGAGCGTTGAGATGGCGAAAGCTTCACTGTGCGAGGTTTGGCCCCATTATTTCTAGTTGTGGGGGCCACCACCATCGAAGGTTGACTAGCAGTCGAAGCTCGCTCTTGTTGGGAATTCCCAACCTGCCAATCATAATCTGGAAACGCTTTTCTAACCGTTTCATCAATCTGTCTGAAATATTCAGAAGAATTAGGCTTTACACCCTGATTCACTAACTCTGCATGCTTACCATAAGCAAGCGAGGTCATCGCCTCACGACCTGATGCCATGAACCAAGGGTTTCCCGCTGCCCACTCCTGAGTCTCAGGGTCGGGTTGTTTCGGTTGTTGCGGCTGTTGCGGTTGTTGTCGAGGCTGTTGCTGCTGTTGCTGCTGCTGTGCCGCCCAAGCCTGCTGGTATTGTTCTTGCTGTGCCTGTTGGTTTGCAGCAGTCTGGGCATAACGATCAGCTTCAGTTAGCTCCGTTGTTGCCTTGGTCAAAGCTTGCTGAGCATCAACTACATTATCTGTGTTGCCTTCCTCGTAAGCTTGCCTGTACTGCTCTTTTGCTTGTCCGACAGATAGCGCAGCGCGTTCTTTAATCTGACCGATTAGAGCCCGCTCGCCTCGGCCTATCAGGGATTCATACTCCCTGTTCTTTTCTGCGATTTGCTGAGCGACACGATAAGCTTCGTCCCGCTCCGCGAGCGCAGAGTCTCTTTTACGCCTCTCTTCATGAGAGTCGTATTTAAGCTTGTTAATTCTTTTCTGGACTCTTTTGCTGTACCCAGACAGTTCGTCGTCAGTCAGTTCTCCGTCTTCTGCCTCTGATACAGCTTCAACAGCTTTATCCGCAGCTTTATCCGCAGCTTCTTCAACAAGTTCTTCCTGCTGACCGCCTATCTTGGTGCGTACACCAAAGAACCTATCCTCATCGGACATTCTCTCTACATCTACCTGTTGTTCACTCATGCTTTAACAATCCCCCTCGGATCTTCAATAACAGCTTCAACGCTGTCGTCATTGATCAACCTGAACTCTTTTCCGTGGACTTTAAACCTTGTGCCGCTGTAAGAGCGCATCAAGATCCAATCCCCTTTAGAGCAGAAAGGCCCAGATGGAAATCGTCTCTCATCGTTATAGCAGTCTGGCCCCAGTTTGAGGACAAACCCAACGATAGATCCGATCTCTTCTTCGTAGAGAGTCGTGTTAGATTTGAGGATGCCACCATCGAATTCCTTTTCAGGGTCTGGTAGCGCGATCAGAATTTTATAGCCTTTCGGCTCAGGCAACTGATTTGCCTTGCGAGACTCTATTGTCTCGATTTCTTTTGCTAATGCTTCCATTAGGCCTTCCTTTGCACTGGAAAAGGCGTCCAGAGTCGCTTTCATTGCCGCCTATGCGGCGTTATGATTCTTCATATTTAGCTTGAAGGTCGAGTATTTCTCGCTCCGTTATTGCTAACCCTTCAATAATACCACAACATTTTGAATACTCTTCAAAGTTTTTGCAACCCCCGCCGCTAATATGGTCGGCATGTTCGTTCATCTGAACCCTGATGATTTTCCGAATATGCTCAAATAGGTTGTTCTCAGAGAAGCTACTCACTCATAATATCCTTCATGATCTGGACGCCCAGCTTCGCGCCCTCTACTTGTTCCTTTGAGGCGATGCGTTTGCTTTCCAGTTGCCCTTGATCGTTGTCTTCAGAGATCCTGACCGCCAATTTAGCTTGCTCAAGCTGCATTTCCTGATTAAGTTTCTCTTGGTCGAAGCTTGCCTTCGCCAGCGCCTTCTGGGCATCAAGCTGCATCCTCGCTTGATCCATCATCATCTTGCCCTGTGCCTCCATCTCTTTAAGCTGCAACTCGCGTTGCTGCATCTGCACCACAGGGTCTTCCATCATCTGCTTGTTTTCCTGCATTTGCTGTTCTTGCTGGTGCTTGCCCAGCAACTGAGCTGCCGCTGGTGCGGCGAGTTGCGCTATCCTGTACTCGATGTCTTCCGGTAACTCTTCTCCCGGTATTGGTAGCTTGGTGCCAAGCTCTTTCTCGATCTCTTGACGGTATTGGAAGGCAACGTGTTCCTGCACATGGGCGAAGAATACCCCCTGAATCATGCCTGCATCGGGAGCCTGTGCCAGCAATTCCTGCATCTTGGGGTCATCCATTGCCGACATGTGAACCTGTATATGGGCTTCATGATCCTGATAGATGAACGCCTTCACCGGATCTCCGGTAATAATGCCCATGTTCTCGGAAACAGGGTCTGTCGGCACTATATCCTCGTTTGTCGGGACAATCTTGTCTGCATCCCGAATATTCAGCACTTCCAACATCTGGCGGTGCAGTAATGGCAGGTCATACAACTGCGGAGCCTGTACAGATAGCTGTAATGCCGCCTGATATTGCATAATCCGCTGGGCCATTGTGCCCGAATTAGGGTCAGAGACCGGGATAATGTCAATTCTGTCGTCAAAATCCTCTGAAACAGGG